TGTAGTATTAAACACAACCATACCAGCTGCCGGTGTTAGTGCATTTCGAACACTAGTTGTCATATTAGCAAATTGTGCCGGCACACCAAATGTTGCTTTTGTTGTAGTTGCTTCAAAGTGCTTGTCATAATTTGCAGCATTTGCAACAGAAGCATCATCATCAGGGTCACCAGTAAATGTTTCTATAGCAAGTGAACCACTAAATTGGCCTGCAATAGTTTGGACACTTAGTTTTTCTGCAAATGTTGCTTGCTTTAGAAACGTTGTAGTTTCTTCAAAACCTACTCGATTACCAAAAACTAATTCGCCGCCGTCGGTGTGAGTAATACGTTGTGTTTCTAATCGAATACCACTTATAGTTCCTGTATTATCTATTTTAGCAATATCACCACCTGGGTTACCAGTTGGGTTGATAAACAATGTATTGTTTATAATAACATCGGAACTAAAGTCCATTCTTGGGGTAACTATAATAGCACTTGAATCGCCGCTATCAATTAAGCTAGTAAATATATTACCTGTAAATGTACCTGTATGATCACCTGCAGCATTACCGGTTAAGTTGCCTGTAAATGCAGCAGTAACAGTTCCAGTAATATTTTCTCCTGGAATAGATCCTGCAACTGCGTCTACTAATACTGCTGAATCGTCGCCAAATACTGAACCCTTAACATCACCTGTATGATAACCTGCTGTATTACCTGTAACATTACCTGTAACAGCACCTGTAATTGTACCGGTTGCTGTTACATTAAGTACACTAAGTTCTGCATCTGCTGGACCTGTGTTTGGTGCTAGTACTGTGCCGCTACCTGAACCTTTAATTTGCCCAGTTACGTTACCAGTTACATCACCAGTGTGTACTCCTGCTGTATTACCAGTTAAGTTTCCGGTCAGTGTTTTGTTTATAGCATCAACAATTAATGTCGAATCGTCGCCAAATATTGAACCTGTAACATCACCATCTAAGCTACCTGTAACATTACCTATAACATTACCTGTATGTGTACCTGCACTATCGCCAGTTAGATCACCTAAAACATTACCTGTTACGTTACCTGAAAATGCTCCTGTAAATATATTATTACTAACATTTACCATCACAGATGAGTCATTAGCAACTACGTTTGCATTAACTGCAACAGCATCTACTTGTCCGTCAACAACTAAACCTGTAAAGTAACCGTTATTCCAACGTGCGGTTGGTGTACCGATGTTGTAAGTAGTATCTGCGTTCGGAGTTAATGAACTTGTTATTTGTGCTGCTAAGTTAACAGTGTCTGTATTGGCATCGTCACCAATGTTTACATTGCCAGTAGCATTAATAGTACCAGCAATATTAATATTACCTGTACCAATTATGTCTTTGCCGTTAAGGTCTAAATTTTGTTGTAAATCTAATGTTGAATTTATTGTGTCTGCAGTGATATAACTACCAAGCACTGCTCCTGCATTGTCTGTTAGTTTCACGCCACCTGCTGTTGCGCCGTCACCTACATACAGTGCATCGGTATCTGTTACATACACTAACTCGCCTTCTGCGAATATTACACCGCCACCTGCTGTACGTTCAGCATCTGTACCACGTCTGATTTGTAATGCCATTCTAGTTAACTCCTGATAACATATTTATTTGTTATTAGTATTTATCCGATTGAACTGTTTGCTATCTTCTTAGCTTTAGGAATTTTTTTGTTCGTTTGGTAATATCTTGTTTGACTTTATGTGTGTCTAACCTAAAGTCAATATTTTTTATATGATCTTTGTATTGTTCGAATAAATCTTCAAGAGATTTTTCTAACTCTTTTGCAGGATTTTTTTCAGTGTCAATATCAATTTCCCATAGTTTACCGTCAGTAAACTCAACACGGATAGAACGGAGGTACTCAAGTGGTACAACATCTATGTCGACGTCATTGAGTACCTCCGGCCATTGACTGATAACCGAGTTTGGGAGTTTGTTAGGCCGTTTCTTTTGCACTAGATTTAGTCTTCTTCTTTGTAGGGACTAATTCTTCTGCTTGTTCTCTTAGTGCCTTTGCTTCTTTAAATAAAGCATCAGCTTGTGAACGATATTGTGCCGCTAGGTCTTCATCAGTTAGAACACCTTCTGTTGACGTAATAGCTTCCGAACTGTAAGCTGCCACGGGATCTACTGCAGGACCTGAGTCTACAGGTTGTACAGTGTTACCACTAGCATCTTTAAGAGCAAGTTCTGCAATTGTAACACCTTTTTGTTCAGCAATAACTTTGTTAAGTTCAGCAAGATTAATTGACGTTTTTGTATCAGGTGTCATTATAATACTATTTGTTGGAACTTTAACCATTTTACCGTACTTTTGCATTCCTTGCAACATATTTAATCCGTCCGGTAATGTATTTCTAAACATTGCTTCGGCAAATTCGTATGCATTCTGACCAGCATTTGATTCAACAGCTGCCATTAATGAATCGTGTGATGCTGCATCAAGGCTTTCGCTTTTTATAATAATACAGTGTTCAGGCTCACCTGGAACTATTCTATATGCTACTACAACCTTTCGATTGGTCTTAGCGTCTTTTCCTATGTGTTTTAATGCCATAGTTATTCCCCTTTAGGTTCTTCCTTAGGTTCTTGTTGTGCTTGTACTGCACCTAAGAATGATTCTAGTTTATTGTATGTTTGTCCTACTACAGACATTTCGTTTGCACGAAATGCTCCGCGAGAACTAGCAACATCGATAATCTGCTTGATAGCAGTAAGATCTTGAACAGTAAGTTCAGCTGCCGCAGCCGCCTCTTGAGCCGGTGCTACTTCTGGTGCTACTGTATCAGGTTTGTTTTCTTCAGCCATATTTTTTCTCCTTGTAAAGTATATATGCGTAGTTAATTATTTGTATTTTAAAAGTGGACAAGCAAGCATAAAATATGCTAATTCTTTTCCTTCTTCAAAACCTATCCTAATAGCATTTTCAATTTGACTATTAGTACTGTTGATATTAAGTGTTTTTACCACAAAATATCTGCCTTTTAAATTATGTTTTACCCACTTATTTAACGATTCTTCAATGTTATAGGTGTAAGGAATGGTTATATGTTCATAATGAGGAACACATACCTTACTCCTTCTAATATTAAAGAAGTTTAATGCATTAGGTTCTTTTAGTTTAAGCGCCAATTGCATCCTCGTAATGTACAGTAGTTCCAAACGGTGCTTGTGTATTTTTATCGTGGTGTGAATGAATTAAAAATACAGTATCACAGTATGATTCATCACCCCAACTATCCCAAGGATATCCGTCTGTAAACATAATAAATTTCTTAGGTTGTATATCTTGGTCTTTCATATAAATCCAGTTGGCATCAAAATCAGTTCCACCACCACCAACTACTTCATAATCTCTAAGATCTTCACCACCGTTTGCACTAAAGTCTTGTTCGTTATAAACTTTAGTGTCAAAACACCATACTTTAATATTATAGTCTTTGTATTGATCCATAATACCTTGTATTTCACTTAAAAAGTCTTGTGCTTGTACATTACCAATTGAACCTGACATATCAACAGCAACACATATGTCAATAGTTTCGTCAAAGTCCATACCTGGAAGTATAGCACCAGTATGCCAACTTTTGCGGTTAGGACGTTGAAATGTAAAATCATTACGTATGGTAGATTGTATTTGTTGTTGTAAGATCTCACGCCAGTTCATTTTAGGCTCTGTGAGCTCTTTAATCATACGTTGTATTTCACCCGGAGTATTACCTGCACCAGCTGCCTGTGCTGCCTGCATCATACCTTCTTTGATTTCGTCCTTAATTTGTTTTATTTGTTCTTTAGAATACGTAGGTTTCTTTTTACTAACGCCATTTCCGTTTGCATCTTTGCCTTCACCGGCGTCACCGGTTCCGTCTTCATCACCTTGTCCGTCCAAATGTTCATCTAACATTTCGCCTAGTTGTTGTAGAAATTCTTCACCATTTTGTTTTGCTTGTTCGAACAGTTCGTCATAAATTTCTTCCGAAGTCCATTCTTCGTATTTAAAGTCTTGGTAACAGTCGACAATACTTGGAGTAACACCAATACGATCTCTTACAAGCAAATTGTTTACTTTGTAATCTGCCGCAATATTATAGATCATAGGATTACGATCTTCTCTACGTTCTAAGTGATCAAATACACAGTGCAAAATTTCGTGTGCAACAACGAACTCAATTTCTTTGTTAGTCATTGCGTTAAAGAATTGAGTATTGTAATAAAGGTTGCGCCCGTCTACAGCGGCAGTAGGTAACCAATCATCTGCGGCTAAAATACGTAAACGTGTAGCCATATTGCCAAAAAATGGGTGACGCAACAGCAAACCTACTCGAGCAACAATAATACGGTCATATACTTCTACACGCATTTCTTCTAGTTGTTCGGGAGTGATATTAGGATCAGGTTGCCAATTTTTTAGTTTACTTGCAGTATCTTTAGCTGCCATTGCAACATATTCTGGTGTAAAGTCTAACATAATTTGCCTCTCACTTTGTTATTCTATACATATATTATACTACTATTTACTAATAATGTCAAGAAAAATGGGCGATTTTTTACGGGATCGCCCAAACCCAACACACCCATTAAGACTGTTGTGCAGCCTTAATGTACTTGCCAAAACGTTCGTGGAATTCATCAAAGCATTCTACTTCGTCTGGATCAATGGGCAATGCATACTGAGTGAGTGCTACTTTAACACCCATAACAACTAACTCAGTTTCAAAGTTATCCATTGCGAAGCGCAAAAAGTTATTAACTTTTGCATCAAACTTCTTATCGTTTGCATCTGACGCTTCTTTTAGTTCGTAGCAGAGTGAAATAGTCAAGGAATACATTGCACTGATTTCTGTCTGTTTCAACTCTTTAACCTTACCTGACAAAATGTCACTTGGGTTAGGCATTGATGCCGCTACTTTACGGTGTGCCATAAACTTTACAGCAAGACCTTCACCGACTGCTCCTGATACAAGATCAGTTGTAGTCTCATTGTCAAGATCATCTTCAATTAATTCACTTACAAACGACCAAGTTCGAGGCGTTGCAAATGAACGGCTTGGTGACTTTGGATCAAAGTCGTATAAATCTTTCTTACTAAACTGTAAAAATCCTACTACATCATTGTGTATTTTGTTTTCTACAGCCCAGTCAAACCAGTCATTGAAACTAACTGCTAATTCTAAGTGAATAAAACGATTAGCTAATGGTGCCGGCATTCTGTATGTAACGCCTTTATCTGCGTCACGGTTACCTGCGGCAACAATTGATACATTGTCCGGCAGTTTATATGTTCCAACCTTACGATTAAGAATTAATTGATATGCTGCCGCTTGTACTGCCGGTGCTGCCGAATTCATTTCATCTAAGAACAGTACAATATGATCAAATTGTTTTGCAAACTCTTCTGAAGGAAGTTCACCTGGAGCACCCCATACCATAGTACCGGAGTTGCTGTCAAAATATGGAATACCTTTAATATCTGTAGGTTCCCAAAGTGATAATCGAATATCAATTAAGTGTGAGTTAGGCAAACTATTAGTAATTTGTTCAACTACTTCAGATTTACCAATACCTGGAGGTCCCCAAAGAAAGATTGGACGCTTCTTTTTCATTGCGTGTTTAATTGATGTTTTTGCCTTGTTAGGGCTTACTGTGCGTAGTGCTACATTTTCCATTTCGTATTCCTCAATTGTCATAATCAGTGCTAAGTAATTTCTTACTATGTATATAGTATATGCTCAAATGAGTTGAATGTCAAGTGTTTTTTTAATTATTTTGTCTTTTTAATGCTTTTGCTAGTCCATATTTGCGCAAATCTCCGCTAAACAAGTGTAATTCCATTGCTTTCTTTTCGCTTGTTACGTGTATTGCTCTGTTGGTAATGTAGTAAGGACAGTCGATAAATTTGTCTAAAAAGATAATAACTTGAGTAGTTATTGGCATATCTTTAGGATACGGTACTTCGTACGAAGCTAACTCAATTTCGGTTAAGATGTCAAATCCAGTATCGGTTAATCTAAGTCCTCCCTTGTCTCTAGTGTTCTTCCACCACAAGGGCAAATATTCTTTTACTGTAATATCATTTGAAGTTTTACCTAATTGATTAAGAAAGATTTTTGTATATGTTTCTTTCCAGTTCATTCTTCAGTTACTACTTCACCACTAGACATCATATATACTTTAAACTCATCAGTATTGAACATTTCGTTTAATTTTTTTGCTAGATTGTGTGCGTGACCAGGATTTGAAAAAGAAACTTTCTTATATTTTGGTCCAGGATAATTTGTAATAGAGTTACTGCTTTTTAAATTAAATGGTTTGCCATTATAAAATACAGCCCAAATAGCAGTAGCATCTAATACTTGTTCTGCTCTATAAGTTTTTTTATCTATGTATTCTAGTAATACAGTGGGTTTAGGCCTGCTCATATGCGTATACTCCTTAAATTATATACGCATATATTTATCTCTTTTTTGAGTTATCTACGTAGTTTACTTCCAGTTGCTTCCGCCGTCGAGACGTACTTCAATATCGCCGCCACCACTGTTGTCCTTTACGTATCTTTCAAGGTCTCCTTCAAGACGTGCCATTACAATGCCTAGTGTGTATGCTAAGTTCTTAGCTTGCGGCAATGTAAGTTTTACTTCTCTAGCATTACTAGCATCAGCGTTTTTAACTTGCATAATAAATTGCTGTATGCTAGAGGTGTTTAAAGGTTCATTTTGCATTTGCTTTACTCAATGCTGTACGCATTTCTAAATCATTTTTAAATGGACCTTCTGTATCATAACGTTCTACAGTAATTAGTTTAGGACAGAAACTTTTAACCCATCCTTTATCAAAGTGAATAATGTAATAACCTGCACAATATAAACTTTTACTTTTAGAACTTTTTGTAAATAATGGTAACTTACGTTTTACATCTAACATTGTATTGTAAGGAACTGTGCTTGTTGGAAATCCGTGTACATCTTTATCAGCCTTAACAGCCCTTTCATTTTGTAAAGTAATATCGTTAATTAATACGTTATCACCAAACGTATTTTTTAACGCTTTTTTACTATCAAAATATGTTGTACCTTCAACTCCACTAAACATAAAACGATTTTCGTCTGCTAATGATATTGTACCAATTCGTACACCGTCATCTTCTAAAATCCAAAATTTATCTTTAAGGATAGTTTTTGTTTTTATACTCATTTAGGATACCTCGCTTGTAATGGTTCTGCAAAAGTAGCCGCCTGATCTGCAATACGTTGCATATCCCATTTAGCACAGAACTTCATAAGTCTCATACCAACTTGTGATATTTCTTTAGGTTCTACTTCTGCAATAGTATTATTAATTATTTCTCTAATGTCATCAGGTTGCGCAGTCAAATCACATAGTGTAACATTACGTGTATAATCATCTAGTACACGATGCTCGTCGCCTTCGTGATCAGTCCAACGCTGTAACATCATATTGTTCCAGTTGTAACCTTTTGTACCTTTATCTTCATATGCTTCAATAAGGCCAACTTTGTTCTTAGTGCCTTTCTTACGTACACCGGGATATGCACTGAATACATTATCACTAGTGTCACCACGCATACACTTTTCAAACAACATAAAGTCAGGATGCGGTGCAGGCTTAGCCTCTTTTGTTTTCTTGTCAATAACAGCATCGCCTTTGTCTGTAAAGTAGCCTTCGTGTGTAATTGTAGTGTTACTAACACCATTGTACTGTTTACAGTTAGGAGCAATAAGTTGTGCAAAGTCACCGTCAGTACTAATAATAACGTGATTATCATTAGGATGTGATTGTACCCAACCTGCAATAAGATCGTCTGCTTCTAACACAGAATTTTGTATAACAGTACAATTAGTTTTTGTATCAATAAAGTTTTTAAACTCGTCAAATATTTCAAAGAATACTTTATCTTCTTCTGCTTGTACAGGAGTCATTGCATTGCGTGTTTCTTTACGATTACGTTTGTATGGTTCGTAAAAGTCCTTACGCCAACTACGTCCTTCTAAACAAAATACAACGTGGTCTGCATCAAAGTCTTGCCAAGCCTTCTTAACACTATTAAGTGTAATATGTAATGCCATACCAACCTTAGTGTCAATGTCGCCACGTACTACGTGCCTTGCACGAAAGAAAGTATTAAGTGTATCTACTAATACATAAGTTGTCATATTATGAACACCCCGATATACATAATGTGAACAAGTCGCCATTCTGTATGAATGCAACAAGTAGTGTAATGCCTAATAATTCTATCATAGTTTTGCCTTTGTGTTAATTATAATACTATTATAACACCAGATCTGGCTGTTGTCAAGTATTAAGATACTTCACTCTTTCCTTTATCGATGGGTACAACATTAACATATCCCATACCTCGATCGGCATCTTGTCCGTCTTCTTGAAGCATTTGTGTAACAATAGTTTTAAACCACTGATCAACAATTTCTTCGTTGGATTCGCCTTTATATCCTGCATCAAGTAATTGTTCAATAAACTCGTTATTCCAATCAAGTTCAAAAAACCCATTTTTAATATTATCTGCATTTACTTGAGTGTCTAATACAGCAACCCAGGGTTTGTTGTCTTTAGTTGCTTGTGCTTTCTCTTTGTCAAGTGCTTCTCGACGTTCTTCTTCCGGAGTTAGTTTACTAACTCTTTTTCGTTCTTTTTGTAGGGCTTCTTTTTCTTTCTCAAGTTTATCAAGTCCTGTTAGTTTTTTTATAAATTGTTTCATAGTCCTGCCTCCCTTACACGTTTCTCTAAATTACCACCATCATTAATAGGTGCTTTCATAGCTCGTTCGTGTTGTTCGTTTTTATAATTCATATGCGGATCAAGTACCCCAGGCATTTCCGAATAAGGAAATGTGGAGTCTTGGCGTGAATCGCCATCCTTTTTCCATACACGCTTCAGCAACGTCTTTAACGTTGAGGGCGTATTCTTCACTGCGTCCGCCCAACGGCATAAGATATACCGGACACTGTACCCCGGCACTTCTGTAAGCGTCCACAGCTCTTTCAACTTCTTCAAAGTCATCTTGAGTAGCGACAACAAACTTGAGATAAAGTTCACTATCAGAAACCCTAGTATACTCACGAGCAATGTCAGGCTTAATAGCAGTCTCCCAAGGTTCTCCGCTAACACTAAGTTTTGGGGAACAACTCCAAGTGATCGTAAGTCTGTCGCTATTGTTGAGATAATCGTAGAGCTCGTTGTGTAAAGGTTGTGTAGTGTTTGTTTCAAATGTAACATTTTTTAAGTCTCTCATACGTGGATGTTCAAATAATTCTACGTACAATCGTTGCCACGCCAACAATGGTTCGCCACCCGTTAATATTAAATGGACATCTTGCCCATTATCCTGTACCCACTTACCGTTAGGAGTGAGTGATAGCAGATGTTCAACTACTTCTTCAACCTCTGCTTGTTTGTTAAAATGTTTAAATTCGGGATAGATACTTGCATAAGTATCACAGCCTGTGTGTATAATAGGCAAGTCTTCAAATTTTTCAGTTGTTTCGTGTACTTTTGCATCAATTAAATCTTTAACTTCTGCATTGTATCTCTGTCCTTCTGCGTGTAACTCTACACGATTCTTTTTAGTATCAACACCAAAATTCATACAACGAAAGTTACAACCGAATGTGCGTAGGAATACACTAGGTACTCCTACAAACTTGCCTTCGCCTTGTACACTATAAAATGCTTCTGAATATCTAAGTTTCATACTCTATTTCCCACAAGCAAATTCTTGTTGCAGTTTAATATTGTCCATAAACTCTTTTTTTGTACCTGCGTCATCTTTAAATGCGCCTTTCAATACAGTTGTTTGTGTAAGGCTACTGTGTGCTTTTACACCTCTGTTTTCGACACAACCGTGTGTTGCTTGTACATAAACACCTAAGTGTTCTGCACCAGTTGCCTTCTGAATCTCACGTACAATGTCGTTTGCAAGTTCTTCTTGTAGTGTACCTCGCATAGCACACCATTGTGCAATACGTGTATACTTACTTAAACCAATTAGTTTGTCTGATGCAATAATACCAATGTACGCTACACCTTTAACTATCTGGTGATGATGTGAACACATACTTGTAAGTTCACTACGTACAACTAGCATACCTTCATAACGATCATCGCTATCATTTGGAAATGCTGTTGCAGGTGGCATTGGTTCATAACGTCCAGCCATTAGCTCATTGATATACATCTTTGCAAGACGTTTGCCTGTGCCGTTACTGTTAGGATCGTTTTCTGTATCTATTACAAGACCTTGTAATACGTCTTCAAACTTAACAGCAAGCTCATCAATTAGTATTTGCTTTTCGCCGTCCTTAATAAAGTCTGAAATGTTGTCGCCGGCCCAGAAGCGTTTGTCTGCTTGTTGCAAACGGGCTTTTATCTCTTTGGATTTATCCATTTGTTTCTCCGATGTTTAGGCAGTGGATTGCCGTTAATAATACAATGCACAATATAAGTTATATTATACATTGTATTTAGGTTTTTGTCAAGTATGTTATACAAAATATGTGTTTAACATATCAAGACGATCGTGTGCTGTAGCCATTTGATCTAGTTCTTTTTGAATTGTTTCAATGATATCAGAGTGTTCTCCAATGCCTACGACTTTTTGCATATAAACTTCGATATTAGTTTTATGCAATTCTATTTCTGCTTCAGCGTGTAGTCTTGCCGCTTTAATCATTTGTTCCTTCAAGTCCATAGTTCCTTTCCTTAGTATTTTTGTTTAGATGGAATGACGCCCCGTACGCCGCCTTTCGGATCTTCCATATCTCCATCACGACGGAAGATTAAATGTATGTGCGGATACATACAAGTTTGTCCTGCACTTTCGCCAATATTTAGGCCAATGTTAAATCCTGTAATGTTATTGCTGGATGCTTTTACATTATCGTTGCCCATAGCAAGTGCAAATTTCATACATTTAAGTATTGCTTCTTGATGATTTACTTTTGGCACAACTAGTGTATGACCTTCGGTTACAGGATACTTGTCAGTATATACAATAAAGTCACGTGTGTCAAGCTCTATGTTAGTCCACGGAGCCCTTCCTTCCTGCTGTGCAATTTCTAGTGTATCAATATTCACCTACATTCTCCCAAGGGTAAACTAACCAAACATCTTGTTCTGCTTTGTTTACTTCGTGTACGCTGTAGTCTACAGTGCCATTAAAATTACTTGATAAGTTATCTGTAATAGTAGCAAAGCGAACATTGTTGTGCCATACTGTTTTCCAACTTTCCTCGTTAGGTAAACAACCTGCTGGCCAGTCTTGTTTAATCCAGTTAAACGTAGCACCAGTGTCGTTGATGTCATCTACAATAAGTATTTTTTTACGTTTACCTATATCCCAACGACTTTTAGTATTAGTACGTTCTTCTTCATCTACATACCCAAATGCATCACTAGCCATCCAACAGTTACTTTCACTTTCACCTGTAGCATCACGTAAACTTACTTTTAATGCTTCGCCACGTACATTTAACATATTGCTTAGTATAGTAGCAGGTACATTGCCGCCTCTAGTAATACCTACAATATAGTCAGGACGCCAGTTGTCTTTATACATTTGTAAAGCAATGTTTATGCAGGAGTTCTCTACATCCTGCCAATTATAATAATGTTTATTTGTCATTCGTGTTTTGCTCCTCGAGCTAAGTATTTTTTGTTATGAATCCATTCTCCGTCTTTAAGAAAGCCCCAGTCCGTTGCTTTCTTACCCATAAAGAACAAACTCCAGCACGGTATTTCGTTACCTTTAGCATCTTTTGCAAGTTCTAAATAGTGTAAATCGTCTGCACTACGATAACGGAAGTGACCTGGCCCGCGCCAAAAGCGTCCTTTAGGAGTATTTTCATAGTAGCCGCCTTTAATAATAAAAGTAGCATAACTCCAAGGGTGATCGTGTAGTGTAGGCTCGTCACTTACTAGTACTTTATGCAAAGTGATATTGAAAGGAAAGTTCTTTCTGTCCTTTAGAAACAAATACCAACGAACTAAGTATGGCTCGTTACTATCTCTGTCTCTAATTACACGTTTACGATCTTTTAAAAAATTAAACATTATGCTGAATCCTTTAGAGTTTCAAAAGTTTCAATCTTTGCTAGTTCACGCTCGTATGCTTCTGCGGCACGTTTTAGGCCTGTATACTTTTCTTCTTTTGCAATATCTCTACTTACAACACCTAGTACACGTTGCATATCTTTAATAGACTGCATAACATCTACACCACCTACTGTTAACTCACCTTCGATAACAACATCGCTACTGCTACTAGACGTGTATATTGAACTAGGACTGGTAGTAAAACTATCATCCCAAGAACTTGTGTCTATAGTAATTGTACCGTCAGAAGTATAATCTGAATCAATTGATAGTGTAATTTGATCGTCACTTAAATCAATTGTATCCGGTAATGTATATACAAAATCATCATTCATCTGCAATTGCCTTATAAAGTTCAGTTCCGCTAAAAAAGTCTTTGTTTAGTTTAGTACGCTGTTTCTCTAACGACACTTGTAAATCAGTAAAGTTTTCCATATAGTTTACAATTTGTGCAATAACTTTGTCCTTATGATGTAAGTATGCATCATAGTCTTCAGTCCATTCGCTTGGATACTTAAACTCAGGTAATGCCATTTCGGCATAACTTAGTCTATCAGGCACCATAGGAATTGCATCAACCAATGCGCCTTCATACCAACTAATACCAAGTGTTTCTTGCAAGTTAGCACTAAACACTAGTTTAGCTTCGCCTAGCAAGTTATGATATTCATTCTTAGTAAGTTGTTGTTCTTGACATACTACAAACTCGTATTGCGGTAAACGCATTGCAAGATCTCTAAAGATATCAACTTGTTTCTCTGGAGCAACACGGTGCGGAAATAAAATTAAGTCTCGCTTTTCCATACCTTTGTAACTATCTAAACTATTCTTTAGATACTCCATAGGCCAGCCTACACGATGTATTTTATCATAATCAATACTATAATCTTCCATCATCACGTCTGTAAACATATCAATATGAAAGTCACTTGCAAAGAAGTTATCATCATAACATTCAAACATTGACATCTCTGCGTGTCGTACCCAAGGTTTATCACCTATAAGTCTTCCTAAGAAGTCTTGCGGATCATAACTGCCAGCGTGCCATAAGCCACCAATTTTAATATCAACACCTAGTAACTCTGCCATATACTTTAATTGTATAACAGTAGGATTCCACGCATCTGTGTATAAGAAATAGTCATTGTCTTTGACTCGTCCATTACAGAACATTTCACCAATAGTTTCTAGTTGTTTACTTTTATAAACGTTAGTACCGCCGAAGTTAAGAAACGCCCCAGGCGTTGTTGCCTGAGGTGTTTCTCCGCCACTAATAACTTTTACATTCTCATTTGTAGCTCGTTGTAGTTGCTTTGGAAGATATTCTTTCCATTGCTTAGTATAGCGTGTATCTACTGCTTCGATGTCTACAATATGAATAGTCATTTAGTTTCTCCGTTGTTTAAAATCACGGCCTCCATTACGGGCCTTTGCACGAAGGTAGTTTTGATACTTGCCGTAGGCTTGCCACACCCAAGCATCTTTCTTGTAAAGATCTTTTTCATCAAAAGGTTTACCTTCAAAGCGACAGTAGTCGCGGAACTTGTCCAAGTCGTCGAAGATCTTGTTGACCGGAGGGAAGTTATTTGCCATTTTAAGTTTCTCTCTTTTATTAGCATTTAGGATAGTAAATTGAACAGCCATTTTCGCCATCTTCGGCGACTTCAATCTCTACAAAGCGGCTGGGGAACTTTGTAGTGATTTTTTCGTATAGTTCGTCCGCAATCATCTCGCACGATCTATGATTTAGAACAAGCACGTCACCGTCGGACGTACCTTGCTCAGAATATAATCTTTCAAGCCATCTTTTGAATTGGATGAACTCGATGTCTCTATCGTTGTGGAACACTTCGATGCGCACCCGAAAGTGGAAAATATGACGATGAGCAATACCAAGAAACGACACATCGTCCCAATCACCTGTTGCCAATTTTGGATCACTATCTGCTCCTGGATATAAATGTACACCTTCTTTTCTAAAGGTTACCCATATACTTCTCTGTGCATTATTTAGTGCGTTTTCAGTTGCCATTTTAGCATCTTCCTCTCTCATTCTACGTCCCATATAATTATGATATGATTCACGTTGTTCCATATTATTAGTATACTTTCATTTAATAACTTTGTCAAGGCCATATTTAGACCAATCAGTAAATTTTTCTTGATCCATTAAGTCGTGTAAGCTATGACACCAAACACCTGGATTGCTTGCTTTAAAGTCTTTGTCGTCTATCTTAACCATTGTGTTATAGTTCCACTGTTTAACATAAGGCACTACAACACGTATTTGCGGAATAAAGTTATCATACTCTATTAAGCCGCCTTCTAAGAACCATTCTAAGTTAATAGTACTTGGAATATCTAAACTACACAAATAGCCTTCTTTTACAAATTCTAGGATATACTTGTCCCACGCTTCGAACTCGTCCGCTTCGCTCGGACTGTATGAATGATTTGCACCAAAGAATATATGCTTACACTCTAACTTGTTGTAGTATTCAAGTATAGTTTCAATGTCTTGAATGCCGTCTACAAATAGTGTTTGCATACCAAATGCAGGAGTCTTTTCAACTTCTACACCTGTAAACATAGTAGGCGTATCTAATACACCACTTTCATAATCTCGTTTCATTCTAAACCTTTTTGTATCAAGTAAGCATTGATTCGATGCATTTCGTCTTTAAGATAAAGTTTCATAGTTTTCATTCTACGAGCTTCCTCAGACACTGTTTGATTATTATACTTGGTTTCGAGCTCAATGTCAAGCTCTCGATGTTTCCGTTTTAATTCTTCGTAGTGGGAACGTAGTTTATCTTCCACTGAATCATAATTGCTCATCCTCGAGATTCTCCAATTTAGTTTCATCTAATTCGTCTTCTTCAACTACATCAGTTTCTTCTACATCAAATAATGCGTTAAAGTGTGTACTGGCATTTACAGTTTTTTTGCCAATAGCACCTCTAGTACCTGGAATAGCCATCCAGAACTTCGAATACTCATCAATCTTTGCTAGGGCTTCTTCTCGATTGTCAATAGCAAATATTTCTTCTACTACATCTCTAAAGAATACTCTGTCAAATGTTTCTTGTACAAGCATCTTAGGAACAATGCCTGCATCATATTGCCTGTTTGCTTCTTGTACGGCATTAATATGACTCCATACGTTGTGACCCATTTGTATAGCATAACTAAATGAATCCCATGATGTCTTTCCTTCTTTACCTATCTTATTTAGATCTCCTGGAGCATAAGTGCAAACGTCTGATACTTTAAGTTCGGCTGTAAGTGGCGAGTCTTCAAAGTTTTTAAATATCCCATCTGATATAACAGTGTCTCTAAATCCACGGTTGTCTGTAGCATATTTTTTATCGTCAACTGACGGCACCATACGATACGTCCATTTGCTTCGGTCTTCAGTCTCGTTTTGAATGTAGATTTGTCCATTCGCGGTTGCGAGGAAAGGACTAGCACAGTCAAAGGTAATAGTAAAGTTCTCATTGTAATTCTTTCTTACTGCACGTTGAATATCAGTGAGCAATGTCGCCCACTCTAGTTTAGATGTACCTAAGAAGTGCATTACATCGTGTACACCTGTTTGTAACAAGTTATCAAAATGTAATGTAACAATGCGTTTAAGAACTAAGTGTACGTCACACATATTCTGACCACCCATAGACCAACCATTAAAGTGATTGTCAGGATACTTAACTGGATCGCAATAGTCTTTCATTTGCTCATACCAGTCATCGGCATCTGTATGATTCTCACCTTGTAATACATTTAAGAATTTACAAGCACCTGTTCTATGTTTCATCCAATAGTCATTGTTTATACGTGTTGCTTTTACAGCTTCGTCGTATGTACTAATGCCTGTTGCTTTTGCGCCTTCGGGCGAACGTGCTACCCACGCTGGAATATCAAGTATCATGCCATAGTCCATATAAGCGTCCATCCAACGCAATACACCATCACGTTTTTTCTGTGCCTTAGGACAGTTAGGATCTTTCCAATCACCTTCCCACACGCCTTTACCGATCTGGAAACCACCTGAGTCTCCAAGCATCCAAGAGTTTTCTCTATCTCTATTACGGATCATATCTTCTTTAGGACTATGTTTGTTGATGTCAAGCTCAGCATGACCTGCTGAATACAGTGTCCATTTATATTGGAACTGTCCTTCTTGATCATTTAGGTAGTTTAGACTTTCGACACCGTGAGTAAAGTTACTAGGAATACGTGACTTATCTACATACTCGTCATAACGTTGTTTGCCCACATAAGTAGCATAAAAGCCACTCAGTGCAGGCAAAAAACGTGCATAGTCATGTTGTTCTGCGGTTAAGTCTTTACGCATATTCTACTTGCTCTGTGCTGGTAAAATATAGTCGTATGTTGCCATACCACTGTTTATACTAATCTTCATTGCACCTTGGTCACTAATACTCATAGTTGCATCGCCATCTAAGTTTAAGATTGCTTGTACTTGTGCTACAGGCCAACTCCATTGATGCTGTAATGAACCTTCAATACCGTGTTGGAATACAAATTCACCTGCGTGAGTACTTGCATCGCCGAAGCTAAACACTAAGTTGCCGCCAGTAGTTTTTACATTAAATGTAGGTTCTTCTGAATGAGCAGCACTCATTAACTTCATACGTGCAATACTTGCCATACTTGGCTGTATAGATACTTCCCATGTAGCACCTTTGAACTTAACAGTTTTTAACTTTTCTTCAATAATTGCTTTATTCATAAAGCGATAATCGTTTTCAAAGTCACCTGTTGCATTTTCAAAGTGAATATGTGTCGGAATAAGTTCGCCGTTACGTTCTGCTTCAACAACATCGATCTTTGCGTTATCTTTGTACTCGGGATTTTTCAAATGCAATGCTAACTTGTCTAAGTTAGGCATGCCAAATGTACCTTTGAACTCATTAACCGGAGTTGCTGTTGTTCCTGTTAAAATAACTGAACGATCTTCTGCCATTGAGTCGATTGCTGTACCTTCATCGTTGCTTACTTTAACAAGCGATAAAAAGCCTAGTGCGTGTGTATGTGCTACCACGTCTTGTAAAATGTCTTTCATTTATGATTCTCCATTAGTGTTATTATAATTATAGTACATAAGTACTTGTTTGTCAAGCATTAATTTGCCATTCTTTGATCTTGAAATACTTCTAAATATTCTTTAGTCTGCGACCATCCAGTAACCTTTCTGTAATTCTTTACTACTTGCGCTAACGGATAATCATTGCCACCTTCGTAAATCGCATCTCCAAAGAACCACAGTTTGTCCTGTTTATCAAAGTCCTTTACAACTTGTGATTTATCACAACCTTTAGGTGAAATATCAATACCTGTATCACCGCCTACTTTTGCTGATAAGTCTGGAAACATTGTATTAAATGCTTTTGCTATTGTATTACGTTCGTTTTCTTTTGTGTCGTAATCAACATACTGTTTACGTTCATATAAAGATGCATTACGTCCTACTACACTAAAGTTTACCATACCCGGACGTTCTTCAATATGGTTTCCTGTGCGTATATCAAAGTTACTTTCGTATTCACAACTAATAAGGAATGTTCTTGCTAGGTCTGGAAGTGTCCATTCATTTGTTCGAACATTAACATTGCCTTTCCAAACATCATTACCGTTACATTGGTATACACGTCTGCATCTGTTGTATATTTTTTCACCTATTTGTTCTATTGTTTTTGCTCTATCACTTCCTGTAACAAGATATACATCATTACCTAAGCAAAAATTGTAAAAGAACTTTGCAAAGTTATTATCAATTGGTTGTCTACTAGGAGTTAGTGTTCCGTCAACATCAAAGACAAATTTATTTTGCATCTGTAACCCTTTGTCTTAAATCACTTGAACTAAATCGATGATCTCTATTATTAAAGTAGATATCAATATCTCGTTTACGACAAATATCTCTGCCAGTAAACGGTTTATCTCTATATTCTTCTCCTAGTATACGCACATTTATCGAATACATACTAAGTATATCTTCTAAATCTTCTTCAGTGCCATATGGAATAATTTCATCTACATAGCCAACTGCTTTAAGCTGAGTATATCGTTCGACTACTGTTTGTATAGGACTATTCTTATCTTTTCGGTCAACACTAGGATCAACTTGTAATCCGCATATCAAGTAATCGCATTGATCTTTTGCTTCACGTAGCATTTGTACGTGTCCTGAGTGCAATAAATCAAATGTACTACAAGTAAAACCAACTTTCATTTATTTTCTCCGATTGTTTTTATGTTTAGTATTGTTATTTAGGTTTTCTTGATGTTCTTCTAAAATTTCACGGACGTCTTGTAAATGATAAATCACATCTTCAATCATATCTAAGTCTTTTTGTTTTTCAGTATCAAGTTCAACTTCAAGTTTTACTTTCATATTAGTCTCCAAATTCAAACAAACTGCCAAATGTTGTATGTGACTTAGTATCCTCTAGTGGATAATTAAGCACTCCGATTAAATTGTCTAGTTTGTTATCAATAATAGTTTCTGCCATAGCCGCATCGTCAAATGGCAGTTCTTTAAACCATTCAGGAATACGCAATTCATCTGTTGGGTAAGCAACGCTTGTGTATCCTAAAGGATTTTGTTTTAGTTTACAAACAATAACTTTCATTCCGTCAACAACTTCCTGCGAATACTTGTCTCCGTTCATTCGCTTGAGTGTATTCCAGTTAATGCTTGCTCGTACATGCCCAGGCATGTTTGCTTTTCCTTGTTTTTCTTCTAAACGTCTGTAGTGTCCTACTTTGTTTGCACGTTTAGGAGAACCTTTTTCCCAGCCAGGTCGTTGACTAAACTCCTTACGGAATTCTGTAATACGATCTAGCACTTCTTTCTGCGGAACATCAGTAAGTACCATTGTTAATAGTTCTTTTAAGAAGTCCTGCATAAACACAGGCGTGTCTGACCTACGTAAGTCTAAGCCCATTGCCTTTACTTTACCTACACCGTCAGCATCTGTTCTAAAGCCTTCGTTGTCAACAACTAGTGCCGCATAACGTTTCTTAGTGATGTATAAGCCTGACTGTGCTACAATTTCTCTACCAGCGGCAATAACATCTGAACGGCTCTTTGGGCAATGAAATGCTTGTGCCATAAACTTCGGAAATGTTGTGTTTGCTTGCTCACAAATTTGATCATACAGTGCAATAGCTTTTTCAGTACTCCATTCCAGTTTTCCAGAATTAACATCGTCTTTTAATAAGGGCCAGGCGCTAAAATAACAAGAGTCAGTATCACCATATATCATTGCTTTACCTACATGGTCGTATTCACCCGTAATACAGTTGTTTACTTCTGCTGACATATGTTTAACAATAGTTCTGCCGCTTAGTGTTGTACTTTGACCAATACGTTTATCAAAGAATCTACAACCAGGATTAAGAATAGCACCATACAAACTGTTCAAGTTAATCTTCTTAACTAACTGTCTCTTGTCCCAGTATTCAATCTCAGCTTTGTTTTCTGCATCTTTTGCTTTCTTTAACATCTTCTGCATATCTTTACGTTCAGCGTACCAACGCTTTAATAGTCCAGGAATAACACCTTCGAACTCTGTTGTAAAGATAGTACCGTTAGCACTAAGCATCCACGGCATTTGACTATCAAAGACTAACTGATACATTTCTGCACCACTCAAAACATCAGTACGACCATCTTCCCAGTCAATTGTAAGGGAAATATCTTTACGTTTTTCCATTACGGCTTCGTATTCCTCTGTCGAAAAACGTCCTTCCCAACTACCTGCAAATGACTTCTTTTTAAGCGTCATATCTTCGTGTACACGGGCTTCGCTTATGTCTGGGCGTATTTGCCCTACGACAGTTTCAGGAGCCATATTTAACGCTCTAATAACACTAGGATACAGTGAATTTAAATCCATTGAAGCTACCCACTTGTGCAAGCCTTTCTTTGGAAACGCAACATACGCACCAGCCGCTTGTGTGTTTTCTGTATCGTCTCGCTTAGGACGATTAGGAACTTGTAAGCCTCTGTTATGTGCTTCGTTAACAATGCCTTGTTCTGTAACAGCAACAGCACCCATAGTAGTCTGTAGTAACACAGTGTTTTCGTGTGCAACAGTATTACTAAGATCAATAAATCTTAGTTTTTTGTCTAGCTTGTCTAGTAGTGCAGTATCTTGTATGTTGTATTCGATAAACTTTCTAAAGTCATTGTTGTATAACTGGTCCAAAGTACCTTCATAAGGGACTTTGTTTTCGCCTACTTCAATTTCACCAATAGCATCAAGTCGATATGTGTGACGTTCTTCATATGTGTACTTACGATATAGCTCTAAACTATCTAAGTGTACACGACCTATTAAATCAAATGTAACAGCTTGCTTCCCGTACTTTTCATATTCACGTTTCTTAGGCAGTTGGCCCCATAAGCAGAACCTACGTGTGTCATCTTTGCTCAGTACACGACTAGTTCTATTAACGGTATAAGGAATATCATAACCTTCACTGTTCCAGCCTGACAAAATATCAGCATCTTCAATTAGTGTTAAGAAAGTGTCAATCATATCACCTTCTTTTTCAAATAACATTACATTGTCAATGCCTTCTAGTTCTTTTTCGGCTTGCTCCATTGTAAGTGTCTTAGGCGGCACAGCTAAACATATCATTGTTTCTAGCCACTGTAAGTATACACTTATGGAAGTAATAGGCATAAACGGATCAGCAGGATCAGCAAAGCCGCGCTCTGGATCAAAATCAGTCTCAATATCAAAAAATGCAATATTTAATTTAGGTGCATCTTGATTAAGATAGTTTTCACTCAAACACTGGAAGATTGGATTAATATCGCTTTCGAAAAGTTTCTTATCTCGATTGATTGCAACTTCTTTTCGAAAGTCTTTTGTGTTCTTACATACAATTCTTGTAAGAGGGTCACCAAATACACTTTTGTATTTGCCTCGCTCGTCTTTAAAATAAAAAGTGTACTTTGCAGGATATTCAGTAAACTGTCTTTTACCGTCTCTACGTTCTACGACACGGATGATATCCTGGTCGCGATCGAACATCGCGTCTACATATGGCATTCATTTCTCCTTACGTTGCTTATGGCCAACTTAACCTTCTTCATGCCTAGCTATTGCTATGGGCGTACTTTTATTTATAAAAACAACTGAACCAGTGCAAATAAATTCATTGCAGTAAACCAACTACAAAGTAATATTACAAATGCCGCACGTCTAATTACTGCACTTACAATACCTAGTATACTACCAATAAGATACATAGGTACAAATAACTTTGTAGCAGGGTCAAGGATAGTAAAACTAAGAATTGCACTTGCTGAGATCAAAAACACTGCTTCGACCATTTCGCAGTAAAATGCAACTGGACTTAGTTTATAACTTTCCTTAAAAAATGATTTTACTTGACTAATCACTTATCATAACCAAGCGTAACGATTAATGTTTCTAAATCGTCATAGGCATCAGCATGATTATCCCAGTCACGTTTTTGTGCAATTTTAATTGCTTTGTTAATAAGACTTGGCTTAATATCCATTTCTTCTGCTACTGCTTTAACAGTTTCTTTTAACCCTGTATTCAAATCTTCTACTTCTTGCAGTACAGTTACACCTTCTCTTACAAGGCGTTCTAGTTTTGCTTTTTCGTCGGCACCGTAGGTACGTGAACTCATAATATACTCCTATGTTAGTTAAGTTATATTATAGCGGATATTTAGATAAAAGTCAAGTAAAATTTTTACTTTTTGGTAGATTTGAATTCGTATTCGGCTAATCTACGATAGAGCTCATCTTTGATAAATGATTCTTTTTTGGCATTTTTAGTTGCAGTTGCATACATAACTGCTTCTGCGTCTTTGCCGTAACGCTTCTTAAAGTCGTCTTTGTTCTTTTTCATACCTTTAACGTTCTTTTCTTTTTTGGCTTCTTCACCTTTAGTAAGTGAACGTTCGGATAGTAATGATTCTAGTTTAGAAACACGTTCTTCTAGTTGTTGAATACGTAGATCTTTGTCTGTTGTTCTGGGAACTGGTTGATAATCTTGATCTGTTATTGTTTCTACTATACGATTTGGTTGTGCTTTAATAACACCTGCAAGAGCGGCAAAGTCGTTTACGCTATAGTTCTTATCCAGTTGTAACGAACCTTCGGCAACATTATAACTTTCAGATACTGTCTGCGGAATTTCAGGAGCAGGTTGACTAGAACCACTGTTAAGTGCTGCTATCATTTTTGCTTTATCTTCTGCAGGATTAGTTGGTTCTATATCAAATAATTTTTTCTGTAGATCGTGAAAGTCCATTTTTCTTACTTACCTAGTTTCTCGGCTAGTCTTT